AGCGACGGGTGGTGAATACGGAATATCTTTTTTCAAGAAGTCATGGAAGTTTCGTTTGTATTCTTCATAATCTTGCGCGTCATAGATAGCATACTTTGTGTCCGGTGTCTGCGTCGCGCCACTTAACACTTCTTCTCTCAAATCCCTACCACTTCTGCCACCATAACCAATCAAATCATTGTGATTATTATGCGACACAGATGATAACCTATCCTTGTTAGCGGGGTCTATTGCTTCTAAGAATCGTTTCATGGATTCAGAATCTTCGATGTGAAGCGGGTCGTGCGCGCCCATCATCAATGCATCAATCAACAGTTTATCTTGTTGTGTCAAATCATATCTATGATGCGTTAGTAATCTATCATCATTCTCGTTATCTGTCAACCATCTAGTGTGTAGCAATTGGTCTGCGCCTTTGTCAAAAGAATTGATGCGCTTCTTTCTCAAACCAAACATTGGTGTATCTAACGCGACTGAAGTAGCGTCCAACGGTATATTATCAAGACTCGTCCACCCTACTAGGTCATCCATATTCCATTGCAAATTGCTAGAGTGTGCCATATAGAATGAGTTGAGTCCTCTAGTCGCTGGTGTTCTAGGAGAAGGCATACCCTCCATGAAAGATTCAATCGCGTCAACACCCGTTTTTTGCTCTTCTTCATCATCTTGGTTGTTGGGGTCAAAGCCAAGACTTCTTTCTGCTATCTCATCCAAACTCATGTCACCGCGCGTCATCTCAAGTTTGACTTTGTTGCCAGCGTCGTAACTTGCTAACATAGCATCTTGCTCTTCGGGACTGTAATTACTTGCTTGAAGCGCGGTTGATAAGTCAACTCTGATTTGACCGTCAATGTCCTTATCGGGGTCAAACTCATTGATTCTCTCTTGTGTTACATTTGAGCCTTTACCCGTTCTCTCACTTCTGTTTGTCTGAGCGAAATTGACTGTTGACAACGGTGCGAAGTAAATGTCTTCAAACGCTTCTTCGTAAGCACGCGCGAAGTCGTTTGATTCACCATCTAAGTTACCGTGATAACCTACACCTTCCATGACTATACCTAGAGGCGATAATGACAGTTTGGGTTTTTTCTGCATATCCCAATCATCATCACAACCATGAGTGTAAATGTAACCATTTATTGATTCGCGTAAATGTTTACTGAACTCTGTGCGCGCATAGTCGTTAGCAATACCATTGATTATCTCGTCGAGTTGACCTTCATCAAAGAATCCACTTTTCGCTAATTCTTTCATGTCCGGCAAATCATTATTCATTTCTAACATAGAGCCAACTAAGTCGCTTTTGATGTGCGGGTATTTGCCACCTTCATTGATGAAAAACATATTATTCTCTTCAGCGAACTTTTCAGCAATGGATTCCAAATCATAATTATCGAGTACAGAAACAATAGAAGATTCCACCGCACGCGGGAAATTATTCTCTTTCATTTGCTCTATCTTACGCTCTTTCTCTTGCTCTATTTCAGTCATCAATCGACTCTTCTTATCTTTGAGATAACGGTTGCCAATCGTTTGACTCATACCTCTTTTATCAGCACCACCCGCGTAAATAGTGTTTAACATGTTATCCATTAGATAAGCATGATGAGCCATGTAACCTCTCGCGTTTGGGCCTAGTATTTTGTTGATGACAGAATCATTGATTGAACCATCGTCTTGAACACCAGCACCCGTCAACATCCATTTCTGTATTTGATAAATGTCATCATAAGGTAACATGGCTATACCTAAACGATACGGGTCTATACCAACGCGACCAAAGTTAAGTTGACCCTTCAAAGGTTTTTGACTTCTGCTATTGTACTTATCTGCCAACTTTCTCAGTTTGCCGACAGGCGAGTCATCTTTACTAGAACGGATAGGTTGACCGTTATCATCAAACAGATTATCCATCACCACATCGCGTGGTAACCCTTCATTCTCCCAATTCTTGACTCTCATAAAGTGTAAATCTAATTGTTGAGCGATATTGCTTGGAAGGTCATTGACATCGTATCTCTCTTTGTAATACTCTTTGAAATCATTACGGCCTCTTTCAAACAATTTCATCATGTTAACATTGTTTCCATTCCATGTACTGAATATGTGCTGCTGCTTCAATTCCGGTGACATACTCTTAGATAATTTCACCATCGCATCATTGAGTCTTTTCGCATTACTCATACCATCTTTGTATAGGTAGCGCGTTAACTTTTGGAAAACCGGTATCTCACCATATGAAACATCGCCATCGCGCGGAGGAAACATGTTTGTTGCTCTGAACTTTGAATGGTCGCCAATAATACTCAGACCCTTATCTTTCGTATTAGGCACAGAGTCATGCCTCCAACCCGCTGCGCGACGAATCATAGTGTCAAATGCATTAACATCATCTTGCTCTATCGCTCTTATCAAATCCTCATTATTGATTTGAGGCTTCATGCGATGATGGCGTGGAGGCGCAGGTTCGATGCGAGTGTCCTTAGTTGAGTATATTTTCGCCTGTTCACTAGCAGGTAGTTTGTTAAACTCTAGTGTAGGTTTCATTCTGCCTTCAATATATTCTTTCGCTTCATTCTTGAGAAATATACGCGTGTAACCTTGATTCTCTAAGTTGTTACAACTCAACAAGACATTGACGGCTTCGTCGCGTGCGTCTTGATTATCGAATACTGCTTTTACAAACTCATCACAAACTCGGTGATGATATTCAAAGGCATCTTCGCGCACACATCATCACCTCATAGGAAGTCTGTGAGATTGTATGCTGATTCCGGGTTCTTATCGGATGGGTCACCCTTCTTATTTTCACGCGCTTCTAACGGGTATGGATAACCGATAGGAGTCAACTTAACTTCTTCCTTCTTAGGTTTAGTTTTTGGAACATCCTTAACTACAATTCGTCTTTGATTGGTGTCATAATAGCCTGTGCGTACAGGCTCGCTACCTGTAACATTAGCAAACAAATCAGCGTGTTCTGAACCAAACTCCTTTGTTTCCTTGTCAACCTTTTCGATGATGTCATTTGCTTTTTCAATCATCTCATCAACATCGGGCGCGTGTTGCCCTGCTTCAACCTTCATTGGCTTCATTGGTCTATCCTCCTTCCTTCAACTTCTGCTGCGGTGTTAGCCATAGCGTGAATCTCTTCCCATGACATATCATGCCATTCTTCGTTTGACGATGGCATACTCATACCCGCGTCGTCGATAGCAGCAGCCGCTTTACTAATGACATCTTCACGGTCACCGCGAAGTGGGTCACCCCAAACATCTTCGTTAGCGGGTGTTTTTGCACGCACGAAACCTGCGCGCTTGAGTAATAACTCCGGTGCATCCATGCTCTTACGCATAGATAAAATCTCAGCATCCATTGATTCCATTTTACTAATGAGTGCTTTCATTAGAACCATAGCATCAGTTTCTTCCGGCACGCTCACACCTGTCCCTGTTTCTTGAAGTGCGCACCGATTCTGTCCGGTCCAATGTAGCCCATTGGTCTATCACCGGACTTCGCGACAACTCCTTGTGTGCTGTTGAATTGCGCAACAGGGAAGCCACCAGCGAACCTATCGTTAACACCAACAACCTTGTTTCCGCCATTTTGGGACTTGTAAATCGCGGTGACATCATCGGCGAGATAATCAGCATTACTTTGAATGCTGCGTAAGAATTGTTCTGCTGATACAAGGTCATTATTTGCAAGTGCAATCTTGAACTCAGCCATAGCAGTTTCAAGTTTGCGAACCATCGGGTCCATCTTATTGAGTAGGTCGCTCATAGGTAACCCCATTACTGCTCAACTCTTGAAGGTATCGCTATTGGAAACCACTATCTTTTTGCTTAGAAGTAGGGTCTTTCGCGGCTTGAATGCTATCAAGTGCTTCTTCTAAAGGTGATTTTTTAGCACCGCGTTGATTCTTCTTAGGTGAAGGTGCGCCGGATTGATGAGTTTCAGAACTAATAGGCGCAGGTCCATTATCGCGTTGCCCTGTTCCTTCACCCAACCCTAATGCTTTTTCCATCATCATAATCGGTGTGCCACCACCGGGTGACGCTCCGCCACTAGGAGAAGCCCCTGCTCCCGGTGGCATCATCGCGCCCGCACCCTGTGGAGGTAAGCCGCCCCCCGGCGGCATAGGTGGAGGCATACCGCCACCGGGTGGCATACCCGGCGGCATAGGCATTCCGCCCGCCGCGCCACCTTGCTGTTGCATCATGGCTTCTTGCGGGTCGGGTTTCTTGTAAACAAAGCGTATATCGCGACCAGCATCTTCAGTCAACTCCGGTTGGAAACCAAGTTGTTGCATACGCTGTGCGATGTTAACTTCTTGCTCATCGCGTCTTAGTCGTGTGATTTCATCTTCTTCTTCATTCGGGTATAGCGTCAAAGACCAATCTTCAACGCCCATTTGGTCTAACAGACGAGGGAATAATTCGCGTGAATATAATTTCTGTCCCGACTCAACTGCTCGATTAGTAACAAGTATCTGCATACCTTCGTTATTCAGTCCACCGGATTTTCCAGCATCCATCATAAACACATTAGAAACACCATAGAAAGCCGCTATACGCATTCGTATTTCATCACGAACTTGAGCGTATTGCATTTCATCAAGACTATCCATAAAGCGTACAAACTCAACTTTACCACGACCGGACGCAGATTCAACACCAACTTTCGGTATGTAGTGTGGGTCGCGTTCCATCTTCTCTTCCGCACCCTTCCAAAATGAAGCGGTTGATTGAATATTATCAGTGGTGATAGCGAGTACACCGCGTGGGATTCTTCGCTTTTGATATGCGAGATAGATGTAATTATCCATCGCTGTAAGTGACTGTGCTTGCCTCCACATACTAGCGACAGGAGAACGCCCATACAGTTTAGACGGGTTGAACTTAGACAAGTGTAACACTTCACCATCAATATAGTATTGCGTTTTACCACTACCAGCAGTATTGATGTAATGAACATCTTGGAGAGGGAGAGAACACACTTCGCACTTCTTATGCTCGCGGTTATGAGGATAGGTTTTGTCACGATGAATAGGACACAAAAGGTATCTGCCACCACGCTTACCTGCTTTGTCAGCAACAATACGCATGAATGTTGGGTCACCACGCACTAACTCTTTGACTCGGAAGAACTCTATTTCACCACTATCGGGGTCAATGAAATATTCTTTGATTAGCAACAAGAACGCGTCATCAACAATATCTAAATCCCATTCTATCTCTTTCATTATCTCAATGAATGATTGGTCCATACTATTGCGTTGTTTCAATAACCAACGCGGATACATTATTTGGTCTGCCTCCGGGCTATCAAACTCTTCGTTACCACAAATGCGACATTCACTTACAGTATCATGTTGATATTCTTCTTCGCAGTTTGTGCATTTTTTGTGATACTTCTTCTCCCAATAGTAACCGCGTCTGAAGATTTCTTGACATAGTGTGTTGATTGTAGTTCGCAAAATAATCGACTCTTGAACAGTCGCGTAAAGTGCAGGTATTGAAACACCTTGTACGAGAACAGGTTCTTGTATGCCCGTTTTCCATAACGGCATCATAGGTTCGGGTGTCGAACGCCTTCTGAACGGTTTACTCAGCGAACTTAAAAAACGACCTACTAATCCTTTTTCTTCTGCCATTATATCATCTCCACAAGTCGGTTAGCGTCGTCAACAAGACGAAGGGTTTCGCCGTCCCGATTAAACATCGCAAGCACTCCCGCTTCATCAATGTTCCACTCCTTTAGCAATTCTTCGCGCTTATCCGGTACATCTTTCCAATTCAACCACTTGACGATGCGAAACAATTCATCACGGCGTGATTTGATAATATCAGTTTTACGACCACGCAAATCAAGAAGTTCTAAGATTGCATCGGCCTGTCCCTTTTTCATCCGCAAATGTGGTTTGATACCTTTCATCAGTTTGCGTAAATCATCTCGACTGTAAAATTGTAACCTGTGTTGAGTTCTTCTGCTATTCTTATGAATCTTCAAATCAGTCTGTAACACACCACATCCAAGAGCCTTGTGTAAATGTTCACAATGCATCTTGCCTCTTTCACCTGTGGCAATAAAACCTGCTCGCGGCTCAAGACGCTTTGTGATAGTAATATAACCGTCAGCATCTAGGAAACCAGCAGCATAAGCCCATACATCTTTGAAAATAACCGTATCATCTCTGATGATACCCCACGATTTACCAATGCGCTCAATGTTATATTCAACACCATGCGTCTTGAGAAGCGCGCTCAACTTTGAACTTGAAAGATTTCTAGCACCTATCATGTTGGCAAAAATCTCAGATGATGGTAGCGGTCCACGCTTTTCAAGTATTTCAACGGATTTCGTTAAATGAATGGCCTCGGTTTTTTTGATATTATCAATTGAATGCAAAGCGTTCTTCCATTCTTTTTTCGCATTCTTTTTGATTTGTTGTGCGTCAACCCACATCTGTCTTTGCTCATCATTGAAATCTCCTTCAAGTAGCAACAATTTACTGATGGTATCATTAGCGTTTTCCCATTGAACACACGCTCTTCTTAGCGCGTATTGACGATTGTTACCATGTTTTCTCAACGCTTGTAGGTCGCGCTCGCTAATGCCGAGATTGCGGACAGTACCTTCATGCTTACCAATCCATTCAATTGATTGAAGGGTTGCTTCGACTTCTTGCTTCTTCGCGATACGAATAGCATCAATGGCATAATCAATAGCATCGCGCATATCTTTATGTTCACGACGAGCCATTCTCAAATCCTTAACTAAGTCACCAGCACCGCGACCAAACATTGACTGAAACCATCCACCATCGGGGAGAGAACGATTGAGTTGTTGTTGAACTACTTGCTTTATCTTCTCTTCTTCTTCTTTCTCACCGTCTTGATTATTTTCGGGTGGTGTAGGATTGGCGTTTGCCTCTCCTTGACCTCGATTCGCAGGTCTAGGTGCATCACCAAACGAAGGTCCTTGTATAGTGTTTTTCAATACACTGTTCGACAGTATTTCGGAAAAAGAGAATATTTCAACCATCTGATTTCATAGCCTCCGGTCGGCCATTTTCAACCCAACACTTCTTACAAAATCCAAAAGGGTACAATTCGGGTGTTGTGTAACAACACCCTTTGTAAACCCCTTCGACTTCACTCAACAATTCCACCTCTTCAGTGATGCACCCTTTGGTGTTAGTTTACCTTTTTTAGAAGTCGGTCCTTTAACACCACTCATCCGCGCACAAAATGACTTGCGTCTTTTGGCTTTTTTACCACCGGGTTTGAGTTTGCTAGGTTTAGTTGTAACAGGTGGTTTTAGATTCGCTCCTGTCTTGCGCTTTGCAGCAGCACGACCTTTAGCATTCAAACCACCCTTTTTACTGTGCTTGTTAGGGTTGTAACCATGAAACGGTTTGCTCTTTTTCTTTGCTTTTAGCACAGAACTTGCTATGTCAAAAGGAGAGCAGCACGAACAAAATGTTACTTGTTTCGCGATGTCATCATCTGTCATCATTGCTAATTCTTCTGCCGTTATCGGCTCATGTTCTATGTATTCGTATTGCATCTTCACCACCGTCGGCTTACCGCCCACTCCTTGTTTTTTACTGCGTTTTCGTTTTGTAGCCGCGCGCTTTTGACCTTCCGACATAGAGCCGGATGTTTTTGGAGTTTTACTTGACACTTTAACAGATGGGCGACATTTTGGATAACCCTTTGAAGAAGTCTTGGCTTTGCTTCGCCCACATGGAGGATGTGACCCATCCTTCTTTTTACGGGAAACATCCACCCACTTCTCTTTGAACCAACGGTTCAAGTTCTTCTCAACTGTCATACCACTCGCACCATTTTTTTCAAAGCAGTTTTTTGTTTATCCATCAAAGCATAGCATGGGCATTTGGGAGATTTAGCAGAACATTGGTTCCCTTCAATCATGCAAACACATGGTGTCTTTTTTGTACCACCGCAACAACATTTGTCTTTTTTGAGTTTCATTTCTTTTTGCCTCCTTTCTTCTTTCCTTTGAACTTACCGCGACAGTATTGAACAGCCCAACCGTTAGCATACGCGCTTGGATAAACCTTGAACTTTCGCTTTGCTGCTGCTTTACCAGCCGGACATAACTTCTTCTCAAGATAACCAAAAGCCGCTTCAGTACCTACACAAAACTCACAATTACAGTCTGATGATTTAATCGTCATTTGAGAATTGTTTGCGGGTTGCCTATTCCTATTCACAAGTTCTCTGAATTGTTCCTCTTGTAAACGATTCTGTTCTGCTTTCTGTTTTTGTTGATTCGCTAAAAACTGCTTTGCTTCATCCGCTTTTTCTCTAAACTTTTGCTCTTGTAAAAGATTCTGCTGCGCTTTCTGTTTTTGTTGATTCGCTAAAAACTGCTTTGCTTCATCCGCTATTTGTCTAAATCGCCTCTCTTGTTCTTCATCGTTCAATCTAACAACCCCGCCATAACTTCGTCTAAGTCCACAATACGCTCGCGGAACTCGGTAGTAGCCCAATGTGCTAACGCCAATGCGATAGCAAAGTCATCGTGTCGCCCAATGCTATCAAGGCGACCCTTCTTACTCATACCGAACATAAGCAACTCTCGCTCAAGTTCAGACATGAGCGTGCGTGAACGGTCATCTCCCCACGGTAAACGAATCTGCTCTTTCTCAAAGCGCAACACCAAACCCATGAGAAGTGACTCACGGCGTTGGCGTGTGGAAATGAATGTCTTGATAGGAAGGTCAGTATCAGCGCGTAATTCAGTCGCGAAGACACGCTGGAAGTTGTTAGCCTCAAGTTCAATTACATCGGGATTGAACTTCGCATTCAAGCGTTGTATTTCCATAATCTGTGTTCTAAAGTCCATATTCTTACGGCGAATAGCGTGAACTAATTCAAGCAATTCGGGATTAGTGGATGGACGACGAAGCACTACCATCACTGTATAGTCTGCTGAACGGTCGCTTGAAATAGCCGGGTCCCAACCGACGAAGTATTGGTCGTCCGGGTCGCCAACTTCGCGTTCAATCAATTTGAGTGTGCTATCTTTTGAGGCTTGCAAGATAGTGGAAGGGAATAGACTTGATACATCGTCCATTGGTTCACATAAATATTCGCGAGCAAACGCAATCGCTGGCATATCTGCCCTGCGCGCATCCAATGATTCTAAGTCCCATCGTTCCGGCCATAATGCTACACCTTGAGTATTTATCGCGGGGTATGTTTCAACAAGATAACCTTCACGGCTTTCAAGTTCAGTGTATAAATCGGTTGGAGTAAAGGGTGTCCCGACTATCATTAGTTTAGATGTGTGGTGAAGTGTCGGTACAAGAACTTCGTAAAACCACGATGCAACGCGAGCAAGTTCTGTATCGGTAGTACCCCACAGAATGTCGTCACAAAGAATCAAATCGGGGTGAATACCACGAATAGCACCACCCACTGATTTCGCGCTAATGTTAGAACCATTGGCAAAACCGAAGAATGTTTTAGACCAACTATCCGCCTTCTTCATTTTAGCAAGGAATGGCACACCATCAATTAAATCATTCAGTGTTCGCATGTGGTGTATAGACTGATGCAGACTGTGTGAAATTAATACTGCTTTGGTCTTTGGATTGAATGCGGTTTTCCATAACATGTAGCCGAGAAACAGTGTTGACTTACCGTGGTCACGCGCTGCTTTTACACAGTATCGCTTGCGCTTCTCAAGATTGTTATACCATCTTTCATGGTGGTGTGATAATTGAAACCCAAGAATCTCTTCAAAGAAGAACTTGAAGTCGCGCTTCGCTACTTCAAAGTCAATTTCTTCGATTGCTTCAAGGGATAATTGCTGCACACAATCACCTTATGTTCAACCCTTTCAATAGCGAATCCCAACTCGCATGGTGCTTATCTTCGGACAAATCCATCAGTTCGCCACCAGCAGGGTCGTCATCATCTTCTTCGGGCGCGAAGGTGAATTGCGGATTGTTACTCCCCACTTCTTCGACAACATTTTGCGCTTCTGAGTTACCTGCTTGTGCTGCTTGCACTACCTGTTCGGCTTGCGGTCGCGATATACCCATCTCGTTTGCAATCGCGTTTGCTAAGTCTGTTCTAAGACCCTTTTTACCCGTTGCTTCTATGATGTCGTCATAAGTCAAACCCTTTCTGCCATACAAACCTTGTGCTATTTCTGCGGCTTTCCTACGCGAACCACCGGGTTTGTAAACACCTTCTGCCATATTTTGACCAAAAGCGGTAGCAGGGTCCAACTCGGTAACTTCGGCTACATCCGGTTCAACACGCGTAGGTGGCCCTGCTTGAGTTTCCGGTGGTGTTTCTTTTTCGGGCGCGAATGTGAATTGCGGGTTGGTTTCCGTTGCTGGTGCATCAGCGTCAAGCACAGGGTCAGAAACACCCGCTAGTGGTTCTTCGACTGCTTCTTCTTCAACCGGCGCAGCCGGTGGTTGCATCCTATCCCTAAACGCACCGCGTAATCCTCTTCGACCGGCTTGTTCTGTGCCGATATTAGAAATCTCGCTTCGCATAGCGTCATCAACAGTCATCGGTTGACCTGCTCTCTCATGGCCTTCGGGATAATTAGGTAAACCATCGGGGAAATATCTCTGCATGAAACCTTTATCGTAATTTTTCATTTGTTGGTCGTAACCTTCAGAACCGGGAACCATCCTATTACTGTAATCTTGTCGTCTGCTAGCACCGCTTTCTAATAACTCTCTTCTAGCGCGTCCCTCTCTCAAATCTCTCCTTTCACCCATGTAATCTTTTATCGCACCCGGTGCTGCCTTGATACCTTGCATGAAGCGACCCAATCTATTTTTGACACCGGGGAACTTCCGCGCTAGATAACCACCAGCAGCCGCACCAGCATCAGCAATGCCCTTACCAGCAGAAGCGATACCTTGACCAAGTTTTCTATATGCGTCACGGCCCCCTTGAGTCATACCCAAAGCAGAACCTAATCCGTACGCACCCGCACCACCAGCGATAGCAAGCCCTGTACCAACATCTTTGAGTCCTTGCCCTGCTGCTGCACCGTATTGACCTGTTTGTGCTAAGTCGCGAATCCTCGGTCTTTCACCGGGTGCAAGATTTTGAAGGCGCGCATCTGCTCCCGCAACTCTTTGTGCGCCTAATAATTTTCGCGCTTGTCTTTTACTGTTAACTGCTACTTGATACGGGTCAGTGCTACCAACACCTTGCATCTGCATCATAGCAGCCGGTCTGTAATCTGCACCAACACCGAAAGGATTGGGAGCATTCTTACGGATGATGTCGGGATGGGAGTTTTCGCGTTCCGCGACGGCCTTGATAAGTGGTTCCCAAGTGTCATCATCAGTATCTAACATAACATAATTGAAATCTTTCAGTGTGCCACCTTTCGCGAAGATAAACTCCATAGTACCCATGTCAACACCGTGTTGCATCATACTACTATTCCATTCTAATTCCCACATTTCAACCATATATTACTCCCCCACAAGACCTCTTGATAGCGCGAACCACATCATGTGTAGTGTTAAAGGATTTCGCTATAATAGCCCAATCTCCTACACTCATCGCGATAGCGCGTACATCAATACTCGACATGCCTACTTCTTGACTTAATTTTCGCATATCGTAAGAATCGTTTGGGTCAAACTTTGTAATCAAAGAACCGCCCGCGTCGTGTAACTGCACGCGTTCCATTATGGTCGCGATGACACCCATCGGGTCATCATCCGAATATTTGAAATTGAAATCATTAGGGTTGTAAGTAAAACCTCCTTCGGGTGGCTGATACACAAAATCGCTAGGCTGCTCATACGCACCCTGCACATTAGCACTACCACCTAGAGGCCCTAATGGGTCTTGTGCCAACGGTTCTTGAGTTGAAACTGTTGGTGGTAAGTCACTCATTGGGTCTTCCGCGACAGGCTTTGGTTTCTGTGACATATCAGTCGTGCTACCACCGCTAAGATAATCGGGGAATGATTGATGTAAGTGGTCTGTTTTTTCGCTATAATTGTCGTGCATGAAGTGTCTTTCGTCCACACTACCTAGCGCGTCTAAGTCAACTTGCTTACCACCACTTGTCAACGCGACATCTTTCCACCCACTAACAACACTCTTTGGTGCAGTCGGGAACATTGACATAGCGTTCATATCTATACCTAATGTTTCAGCAGTTTTCAACATAGCCAAGATTTCAATAGTGGCATTAGTTCTTCCATTATCGTCATCACCTACATCTGAGGCGACATGGCTTTTGTGGTCTAAATAGATGTCATTTACTTCGGGGTTTTCTATCTGTAACGCGGCTCTCATGTTTTTCATGACATTGCGTAACCCCGTTGCCCTACCATCTTTACCACTACCGTATAGCAATTGATTGACAGGAGCGCGAGCCATTGCTCTCGCGGTTGGTTGGTCGTAACCCCTCTCCATCAGTTGATTCATAATTCTTTTTGACATGTTGCCCGATGTTGAAGGCACGAAGAAGTCATTTGGTAAAACTGAAACAATATCCATAGGTGTTATCTTGCCATACGCAGCACTTTCTCCGTGTAATCTTTTTGAATCACGCGTCATTTTAGTGCGACCCGGTTGTGTAGGGTCTTTCTCATTTGAAGTAACTCTGTATGTTAGCCCATCAGTGATTTGACCCGGTTCAATTACATTCTGTCTTGCGCCTATTGAAGTTTGCACATTTCTCTTCTTGAATATTTCTTTGAGTTCTTTGTCAACGTGAAGCGCGGATGATTCAAGGTGTTGACCTAATGTTGGGTGTGGTTCATTACGAGGGTGATTGTTAATCAATTTTCTATCATTGGTTCTCACTGTTCTATCTGAAGTGGGTACGGCACGACCTTGATGACCGCCATAGTGATTGTTTTTGTATTCAGAATGTAAACCACCATCTCTGCCAAAAGGTATTGGTAAAATATTGAAGTCATCGCCCGAACTTCTTTTTGTCGCGTTGAACATCATTGTTGCTTCGTTAAAAAAATCTCTTGCTAATCTTCGCGCGCTGCCTTCACTAGAAGGGTATCTGTGCGTACCGCTTTCATCTTTGTAACCTTCCTTCATCATATCAGAAGCGACTATGTTAGCAGCGATTTCCATAGGCCATTTATTCAACACTCTTTCGCTCAAATTATCAAACAATTCGCCTGTTAAACTGTTGATGTGAAAATGACTGTGTTTAGTGTGGTCTGAATGTCGCGGTGGAAATGACATGGGGTGGTTCTCACCCGGCGAGCCATACTTACCTTCGGCATCGTGAAACCAAACACCCTTACCCTTGAGGATTATATCGTCTTCAATCATCTTATACCCCACCTCGTCTTACATACAAGTCGTAGGGATGTGCGCCCCATCGTGTAGCGTCATCATCGGGGTCTGTTTCAGTTGCCCCTGTTGGATTAGATGAAAGACCACCCGATGAGTTAGGTGATGATTTCTCATCAGCACCCTGCATCGACTTATCCTCTTTACGCATCAATCGGCGCAATAGATGGTTGAGTTGGTCTATCAATTGACGATATTCTATCTTATCGCGTTGGTTGAACTTGCCCTTTCTGATAAACTCTTCAGATGCAAGAATTGAATCACTTGAGCCGATACCACCAGCGGCCATAGCAGAAGCACGACCACCAGCAAGGGATATGTCCTTCGCGGCTTCAGCACCACCCGGTGTTCTCGCAGTTCTTGGTTGCCTAGTAGCCTTCTTGTGCGGCTTAGAATCTCTCGACCCTCTAACCGCGCGTGGTATTCTCGCAGTAGGGGTGACTGTTGGAATAGGCGGTGTTACATCTTGTGTTGGTTGATTCTGCCTTTGCTGTTGCCTCATCGCTTCTGCTTCACGCTCTCTAGGGTTCTCATAGGAGGCTTTTGCCCTAGAACGCCCTGTTGAAGTGGTGAGTCTTACAGGCGCGGTTCTTTGCCTGTAAGTGTAACCTCCACCGAATGAAGCATAAGGTGCGCGAGCCGCAGACATAGTAGCAGCAATGCCGGGTTGACGCACATTCCCTGCTTTCAACGGCACACCGCTACCCTTCTTTCTCCTTCTCCTTTTGATAGACTCGACCCTAACATTCTTTTTCGCTTTACGCTTCTTCCCTGTTTTCGCTCTTTCGCGCGCTCTTACAGTTTCAATAGTAGTGGTTTTCTGCGGTTTGTCTGTATCATATTTTGGCTCATTCTTCTTTTTGCGAATCATCTCAAACGCATCGTCGATGTAACCTGTTGTTGACAAAAGAATGTTAGAACCTAATCCGCTAGCATTTGGATTAGCACCCGCGTTGGCCTCGTTTTGGCCGACCTGCCCTGTCATTTGAGCAAGTTCAGCCTGTTGTTTCATTTGGCTATCTTCCTCATCTTCGGGGTTTTTCTGAGGGATTTTGATTTTCATATGTTGAATACCATGCAATTTTTTAGCACGCTTATCTTGCTCTTCGCGCTTTTTAGCCTCATGCTTGGCGCGCTCTTCTGAATCTTCGCGACCAACACTAGAATCGTCTTGCAACTCTTCAGCACTTTGTCGAGGATTAAATCGTAGTCCAGCGGTACTACCTTCGGGACCGCCAACCATCAAGCATCATCCCCTATCAGTTTACCGCGTAGTCTAGCCCAAACTTCGGGTGACTCCTTCGCTAACTCAACCTTGAGGATGTTGATAGTTTGAGCATTCATAGTTTCGTTAGTGTTACCCGCCGCACGCTCTTGGACGCGCATAATGTCTTTCACCGTTTCACGAACTTCTTTGTGCAATGAAACTATGTTGCGCACATATTGAGGGTCATTACGGTCAGCATCGTCAAGGAAATGTCCTAATTCACCATTCATACGCGACAGGTTGTTTCGCAAGGATTCCATCTCTTGACCTGCTTCAACAATAATTAGGTCTGCTGCGCCCTTCTGTACGATAGGTTTGAGATGATGTCTGATATGATGATACACTGTGGATTCCGGTATCTGCAAATCTTCCGCTATTTGTTGGCTAGTCATAGAGCCGTTGAAATATGCCATCTCAAGAGATTCGCGTTTAGGCGAAGTGCAAAAACCACATTCACTGTTACTCGACATATGATACTCGCCCATATGGTTGCGGAAATGACGGTCAGCCGTCCCTTCGCGCCAACCTTTTTGTTTATCCAATTCCTTCGCAGTCATAAGACCGGCTTTCATTAATTCTTCAATACTATCGCGGTCGGGGTCTTGACAGAACTTACAGGAGGCCCTAGTTATACGCTCCGCCATAGCAAAGACCATGTAGTGGTGGCAAAAGAACCTTTTCCATGCGAAAACGCTTACAGCGCGCACCAAAAATTGGCGGAGTTCCTATCTCAATAGGGACCGCGAAGAGTCTTTCGCGTGCTGCCGCTGATTTGATTACTAATCAACGCGCTGATGCGAAAGTGAAACAGCAAAGGCTATGGGTTTGCCAAAGTTGTCCCGAAAGACAAGGCATAAGGTGCGGATTATGCGGTTGCTTTTTGAAAAGCAAATCTATGCTCAAGAACAGCGAATGCCCCATAGGTAAATGGTCAACCTTGATTAGCGAGTCTGCGATAGACGATGCCGGTAGCAGTAAAACAAACGAAGAGTGAGCCTATAATCCAACTAAGTGTGGTGGAAGTCATATCCGGTCCCGAAAACACCAAGATAAGGAAACAACCCACTGTCAATGAGATTAGTTGCACCATTATCATATCAACTATCACTGATTTGCGCAAATTAGTCATATCGCTAACTGCTGCGTAAAAAGAAGTCATATCCATATCACGGCCTCCCTGTCATAACTGAGCGAAGGAATGAACCCGCACCCGACCCCGCCGCTTGAAGCATACCGGGGTCTGCCATCGCATCATTCAGCATACCTTGCATCATACTTTGGTTTGCGACTTGCACCATTTGTTGAAACTGCATAGTTTTTTGCTGCACATTGTTTGATGACGCATTAAGAATCTGAGTTTGCGCCATTGTAACACTATCAGCAGTTGGCATACCCTGCACCGCGCTAAAATCGAACTTGTAACCATCACCATCTTCGACTAGACGCGCATTGGCAAGCATTGTGTTTACAGATACCGCGACAAGACTACTTAAAAGCGAAACAAGCATGTTCATATTAGCACCATTATTTTCGGATAACCACTTGTCAATCATAGGGTTCGATGTAATCATAGCAGAAAGAATCTCCATTTCAGTAGGTGGTGCTTGATATTGGAAACCATACTGCTGTTGTTGACCCCATTGTTGTCCTTGCGCGGGTGCTTGTTGTTGCCCGTTATTTAGACCAAGATTCAATGCACCGTTTTGTTGCGGTTGTTGCTGATTATTGTTGTTAAAAGGCCATACCATGTTACCACCTCACGCGCTTCCCTCATTTTGATGTTGCGGTAAAGGTAATGGTTCAGTTTGTTTCTGCATTTCGTTAATCGCGAGAGCGTCAAAAAGCAACCTACCGTTATTACCGGCATGAAATTGGCGCATATCAAAAACAACTACCACTAAGTCATTCATACCCGTCGCGGCGTTTGTCATATGAGTGATTGGGATGTTGTCTTGCTTGAGCATTTTGAAAAATGGCTCATATTTCGTCAATATTGGCGGAGTGTTGTCTTTTTTCTTAATTGAGTTGACAGGAACCGCAACTAACGAAACACCTTTTCTCAATTTCGCTTTCAGCGTTCCTGTTTCCGCTTCTTCTTCCGCTTCTTCCTCTTTTTCCCATTTTGTAAGCAAATGATACAAATGTAAGTGTTCGGGGCAATAAGTGCCGCGCATTTTACGCCCACTTGTGACATTTTCGCGTGCTACAAAGGCTTCAACCTCTCCCGTAACAGGATTTTTGAAATATATGTCCCATAATGACTGCCCTGTTTCCTCATCAATGATTTGGTCGTAAATATTACCTGCTACGCGGATAAGATTCTCAATATCGGCCCCATCAATAACACATCTCATAGTATTCGTGTTATATCTGTATTTGCCACCAAATAACCACCTGCGAGGCGAAAAAATAGACCTTTTTGTTGGTTTCAGCAACTTATATGCCTGTTTTATGTCCTTTTTGCGCGCTTTTTTGGGGTTTGGATGCCTAGAAGGGTAAAAATTGACCTGTGGAACCTGTATATGTTGACTCACATTAGTCATAGCAGCCTGTGCAGATGCCTGTTGTTGCATCTGTGCAAGGCTCATTTGTGTCTGTGCGGCAAGGTGTAATAGGTCATTTTGGGGTGTTTTTCCAAGCATTTAATCACCAACTTAGCATTTTAATCATAGTTTTTTCAACATTCCAGCCTATTTTAGTCGCCATCATGCTAACGCGACACGGAATACCCGCTTTTTGTAGCCTTCGCATGGCTGGACGGTGTGTGTCAAACACTTTATGTTCACGCAAACGGTTAGATTGCCACAATATGTTAGCATTTTCGTCCCACCATTCGTCTGCTTTGTTTGCTACAAGCCATATTTGCTTAGGAGAGTATCGTTTACCCTTGAATCTTGACTTCAAAGAGCGATATTTCCATCTTTTATTGATTAAAGCATCAACAAGATACTCAAAACCACCCACCGCGTCAATAATTTGCGCCCCATTCCCCTTCAAAACGCGCGTATCTGTCATAAAAATGACAATTTCGACCTGTCTATCGACCATATCATCAATCCATAGGTTCCAAAAGCGTTGTTGACCGCCAATATCAGCAGAATGCACTACTCTTTTCTCTCCTTGCCACCTCAATCTCTTTCTCGTAGCCTTCGGAAGCACATACCCACCGCCGATTAACCTTTTTGGGTGCATAGTACGTTCTTCTATGTCGTCCATTTCGCCCGGAGTGCGCATAAATTGGTCTAATGTGGTTTTTCCGACTTGTGTTGGACCATAAACGCCGATTCTGCGCGGTTTGATGAAGTTGTAAAGTTCACGACCATAGACAACTGCACCCATAAGCGCGCTACCAGCGAATGTACCAACCAATTAACCCACCCATCCGCGTATTTTGTTGTAAAACCATTCAACGGTGTTCTCCCAAAGGCTAACATCTGTCTGTAATTCAAGATATGAAACCGTTAGAGCAGTTACAACACCTGTCACAACACAAAATATCAACGCTCTTCCGCGCTCATAGTAAGTATCTAAGGTATTTTGTGTGTGCAAAGCGCGTAATGTCGCTTCGGTAGCGTCGTCGCTTGGGGTTTTGAATAACCAACCCATACAATCACTCCTTTTTGGTCTTCTTGTAAGTGCCATTGGGGTTTCTATCTCTGCCACCAGCACCTAGATTGAGTGATTTTTGGGTATCTGCTTTATGTTGTGGCACTTCATTATCGTCGTTCATCCCCATCAAACCTAAATATTGTTGCACTTCGGGGTCTTTTTCTAACTCTTCCATTTGTTTAGCGAAAGCAACCTCTTGTTTTTTGATTTCCATTTCCATTTGAGCCTGTGCGAATCGCATTTGTTGGTTTTGCATCTGCCGCGTCATGCTTTTCTGCATATTAGATATAACAGCGCGTTGGTCCATGCCGTCTTGCGCTAACATTTTGTAAATGAAATACGACATACCTTGTAATGTAAACGCGCCCATCGTATATGTTATCGCATTTGTGTAAGTATCTGCTGACTTGAGCCACAGACTAGCATCAAACACCGCAATCGCGCATCCTACGAGTACGCTTACGAATGATATTAACCCTAAAATCCTCAATTCATCTGTGTTGTTTTGTGACCTGTTGCCTTGCATCGCAAGGGACCTCCTTGATATTCGTGTTCGCGATTGGTAAATAACGATTGCTGAGAATCATTCACCTCATTCTCGATATTATCGTATTATTATCATAATAATATATATTATTCTAATTATCATAATAAAATGATATTATCGAGAATTAACCAAGAGTGTCAAACTCTCCGCCTTCACGCGCTCTTGCTTGTTGTGCCTGTTGCTGGTTCAACGCGGCTTGTCTTTGGTTCTCCGCTTGTTGCGCTGCTGCACTTCGTACTGCTTCCATATCTGCCGCTGTACCTCGTATTGGTGCATTGTAGTCGTGCATCGCTTTTTGTGCGAAGTCGAATTGCAAGGACTCGTCATAGTTAGATGGTGTTAGTGCCAAATCGGGATGATGCATAAGCAAAAGCATTTGAGATTCGTCTAACTTACTCGTTATCGAAAGCGGCAAATCATGCTCTTTGTATAGTCTTTTCATTTCTGAGAAATCCATACCATCTTCGTTTTCGTCACCGTGTAATATATCTTCACGCGCTTCTCTTCGCATCCAATTAGGATAGTCTTCATACATAAGATTCTTTTTCAGCAAATCAAACTTCTTTTTCTCTTCGTCTGTAAACTCCGCTTCTTGGCTTTGCATAATGTGCGGAGTCACTTCATCGACCCCACCACCAATGTTCAACGGTTTTAGTTTCCCATCTGAACCTTCTCCTACAATTGGTAAAGTGCTGCGCCCATTACTATCTTCGACAGGCAGCACTTTCGCGCCAGCCAACACTTCATTCTTGAAATCTTGAGGGTCAAGGACTAATTTGCCTATTGTAATCTTACCTTTCATATTCAACTTCTTATCCATGTCTTCTTCATCTGTGAATCCAGCAAGCATAGCGGCCTCATCATAGAATTGCGGTTGTGTATTATCATCCATTGTCAATTGCGCGAAATTGGCGACGGTTACATTATCGTTTAAGTTAGGATAATCCAACTTATTCAATTTCCCTTGAATGAATTGCCTAAGTGCCATGCGTTTGACATATTCCTTCCACAACGGTCTGATTTGCTCATTTATCGCGGAATCGTGTTCTGAACCTATGCCGCGTTTTTGATTCTGTGCGTTGCGAGTAAACAAGTATGTGTCCTTCAGTTTAGATTTGCTGACACCTTTCTCCTTCAACATTGACAAAAACTCATCATTCCAAGTAGCGGTCATACCTGTTTCGGTAGGTTCTATCGCGCTACCACCAAACTCTTCCATCAACGCGTTAAGTTTCTTACTCTCTATGTTAGTAGTGTTTACGCGATTCATTGGTCTTTGTGTACCCGTTACTTTATCAGTAAACTTAGGGTCGTTAATAACTTCCATGATTGCATCCATTTCATGTTGCTTGAACTTTTCATCTTGCTGCATTCTGTATAGAAGGTTTGTAGCATCATCATCGCCTCTATAATGCATTACCATATCTGCAAATGTCGGCTCTTTTGGTCGCCTATGCGGTTCCGCAGGGTCAAACAGACCTTCGTAGTATTCTTTAGATGTCATGAATCTGCCATGCGCGAATATCTTAGGTTCAAACTGTGTTGCCTTCTTTTGAATTGGTAACTCTTTACCAGCAAAATAATCTGACGGACTGAAACCTAATTCACCTTCTTCGCCCATTGGGAGTGGCATTCTTTTCGCCTCTTCAGTCGCGAAATGTCTTTCTGCTAGTTCTTGCAGTTTATCCAAAGGTTCCACGATAGGATGGTCTTCATCACCATGCGCATGTTTCCTGTGCGGGTGGTTCAAGATTTCATTAACTAAACCGTCAATCATGGCAATATCATCATCACTTGTAGCAGTTTGTTTCGCATACTTAGATAACACCGCAACCCTATCTTCTAAGATTTTATTGATATGCGCGTCCATGAGTTTACCATGAACTTTACCTTGCATAGTGCCGGAATAAGCACCATACCCCGTACCTGTCGGTGCTTTGTAAGGAGGGCGTTCTCGGTCTTCTAAATCTCTAAGACCCTGCCCCACATCTCCGCCACTACCCAACACTTCGGCTAATGTTGTCATTTTAGATTGCTCCGGCGTTTCCGACTCATCATCCGCAAAATCAAACATCGGAGTTAACGAAAGAGGTTCGCGAGTTTTCTCCTTCTTTCGCGCTTCTATCAAATCTCTCTTGCTGGTGTATAAGCCTGTTTTCAGCCAATTCTCATACTGTTCGTGTGGCATAGAAGCAGGTCTGAAAGACTGAATAACTTCTTTCAGATAATCGGGTATTTCTGTTCCACCCGTTCTGTAATCCGCGAGCATAGCGAATAGTTGATTCATAGCATCTTGGCTTCGACTATGTGTGTGATGATTATGCAACTTACCTGTTATGAAGTTGCCATCTTGGTCAATGTAACCATTGTGAATCATATCGTTATCTTCCGGGTCGCGCATTCCACTACTGAAACAGTGAGAACACAAACCGTTTGATATTTTACCACCTATTACACCGGGGTCATCATGTTCACAGTCGGGGCAAGCAATTTGCTCATGGTCGTCTGCTCCCATAGGATGTTCTTCATCAGAATACATAGGGTGTGAACCCCACGAACCGTGGTCGCGTGGTCGCATATTATCAGCGATGTATTTGTTCATCTTAGGTGAGTTTGAATCTTCACCACTCATGCCAGCAACGCGACTCTTTACCCAAGAGGCTGCTTCGCCTCTATTGATATGACCGTGACCGTGACAACTACCGCACAATGTCGGTGCGTTATCGGGCCAATTAGAAATCAAATCCGCGCTAATATTACCTTTCTCGATTTCCTCTTCCGCCCCTCTAGTGAAATGTGAGTTCTGATGCCTTCTGCGCATTTCTGCTTCTGTCAACATACCCATCCCATCTTCTTCGCTGTCATGGTGAGAGTGGTCCGCTGAAGAGTGGTTTATCATGTCTTCGGGGTCTAACCCTAACATCTCTGCTACTTCTTCGTCTAGCATACCGACATCCGCGTCTTTCATTATTTTCTCGATTGTTTTTTGGTCTTCAGCAGACAGGCTTTCATGCCCCTTCAATCTTCTGAGCGCGCGTAGTTGATTCATGTCGTTTGGTCTTGGTAACGCCTTATTGTTAGTGAAGTGCCTAACACCTGTTCCAGCCATTTCACCCACTTTACCTAACTTGTAATTGCTGAGTTGGTGCTGATAATCTCGCGTTACCTTTCCAAACTCATCGCCTTGTAAGATGGTGTCATCACCTTCGGGGTACACTTGCAATATCAATTCGGATAGTCTTTTTTGCATGTATTTATCAAAATGCTCTTTCCTTTCTTCGGGCCTCCACCGCTTGAAACTTTCTAACTTCTTAGTTTCCTTTTGCAAGTCTTGCATTGCTTTAACTATGTAACCACCAGCACCCATAAATGCACCTAGCGCGTAATCGTCATACCTTTGAATTGAATCCATGTCAGAACGGCTAGCATCATTGAATCTCTTTGTATTGTCTTTGACGCGCTTTTCTATCTTCTTTCTCTCTTTGAGCATAGGACCATACTTCGCTTTCAATTGCTCTCTTCTCTTCTTCAATATCTCTTTTTGAGAAGGTGAAGAGTATTCACCGGGGTATGTCCTTTCAACCCCATCTTCCATAACTTTCTGCGGTTTGGTCTTTGCTTCATCTGCTTCTAATTGCGCTAGCAGCCCTTGATAAAGCGCGTGTGCTTGCTCAGTTTGCTGCAAATCATCTTGTGCGCGCTTGAGATTCTTTTCGGCCCTTTTCCTATTTTTGTTAGGTTGTTTAACAATCCTATCTATCATCGCTTTTCTGCCACTTTCGCTTCTTAGCGCAGACAAAGCAACCTTTCTGTTGTTGCCTTTTTCATCAGCAATCTTCCCATCAGATAACTCTTGCAGCAAATCCATAGCGTTCAACATCGCTTCATATCTTATTGCGTTAATAGTCATAAGCCGCGCGTTTTCATAATGAGTATCGTAAGCATCCTCAGAAGGTAACAAAAACGATGAAGCAATCAATTCATTGTTACTGTAACCAGCAGGTCCACTCGCTATACTGTAATCGTGTTCCTTAAACAACCCGAACTTATTGTAAATATTCTGCGCTCTTGAGTTACCTGTTACAACCGCTTCTTTGATTTTCCTACGAAGTCGTCTTTCGGTTCTATCGCGCCAACGACTCTTTTCGCCCCTCTTCTCCGCCGCTTCTTCTTTTTCCATCATCTCGTTATATGAAAAACCCCCGTCGGGGAATATGAAATCAGCAATGTTGGCGATTGACGGTTGCGTGCTAGTATCTCCCATCAAAAACAAGTCTTTGATTTGATTTGATTCTGCATCTTTGTATTTGGTTAGAATCGGAACTTGCATCATTTTGCGCGTATAAGGAGTCTTACTCCTACCGTCAAAGAAGCCGGGTGACTCTTCTCTAGCAGTTTCCGCGTCACTTGTCATAAAGCGTGAATGATGACACCCGTTACAATCTTCGGGGTCGTGTATTAGATGTTTGTTGCTCTCGATGAACTCCTTCGGTAATTCTATTTTCTCCGGCAAGAATATCTCACCCCTAGAGCGTAACTCCGCATCGTCCTTGACAGGACCCATACCATACCTCATTGCAGTTCGATGTCTAGCGAAACGCTTGTTTTGCTCATCAACTTTCATATGATACTCATTGTTTTTCGCTTCTGCTCTTCCTCTTTTTTCCAAGAAGCGCAATAATTTACCTGTTGCAAACTCAGACAGGTTACCTTCGCGGAATCCACCTTGAACTCTGCTATGGAGATATTGCAAAGCGTTAGAGTAACCCTGCTCGGTCATATCTTCACCAGCGTATCTAACTGCGGCTTCCATGAAATTACTAGGAGAAATACCTAATTCTTTGAAGCGGTTCAATCGCTTGTTCATACTTTGCGCGTAGTCTGCTAAAACCTCGTTTGCGTTTTGACCGAGTAGTCCTGTCAACTCTTTGTATTTGTTCATCTGCTCTTCTGTCATATTAGCGCGTGAACTACCTTTTTCGTAGTATTCCATAATATTCATCAAATCGTCCGAAGATAGATTCAATTCTTTGAACTTGTCAAGACCGGCCCGTCTATCCTCCGCCGTTTCATTACCACTATAATTTTTGACTACAAGATTTTTCAGTGTTTGATTTAGCCTACCCATGCCTATTAGATTATCAACGAAGCCGCTAGTTTCTTTCGCTATTTGCTCGGCGTTTTTACCATAGAAAGCGTGACCTTTACCGAAGTCTTTACCTTCAATACCATCCATTATCTTATCCGGGTCAAACGCGGATATAGAATCGCCGTATAACTTTCTCATTTGATATTCGTTATCACTGATTTGACCGCTTGAGTGAAGATATTCTAGGTTGGCAGTTTCACGATTGACTTTGATTTTGCGCGTCCTTTCGTTACCCTGTTGGATTATCTTTAGTTCATCTTCGGGAGTCATCAATGCCGATTGAGTGCCTACACCTTCGCGTGCTTCTTTCGCACGCATTTCACGCTCTTCTTTAGTTCCAGCAGCCTGTGCTTCACCTTCAACAACCGCCCTCTTATCTTCTAACTCGGTGTCTAACACCCCGCCTTCTCTCATCGCGTTCATTAGTGAAAAGTGGAAACCTTCATCGGTATCTATTTGCGCTACTGCATCGCGAACTTCGTCGCTCATAGGGTCCTTGCCTCTAAGCCAATAACCAGCAATCTCATCGGGTATGTTTGGTGCATCTTCTCTAGGGATTACTATACCCAAGTCTTCTGCCGCTGCTGCAAGCGAAGGTGACATAGCGTTAGGTGCTTGACCAACTTCAATCTCGCCACCGAACCTACCCGCGCGCCCCGATGTTCCGAATGCTTTCTCTCCTGTTAGAGCCACCATGAACTTGTTGAACCTATCTTGGATTTTATCGAATGCTTGCGGTACAGTAATTTTTTCATTAGCAGCGACCCTTTCAATATAGTCTTTGTATATCTTGATTGTTGGAGTAGTGGGTCTATTGAACTTCATCCTAGAAGCCGCTAGTGTGCCTTCACCCGTAGGTTCGATAGAAGTTTCATCGAATAAATCACCATACATTCGCCGCGCTTCTTGTAACCTTTTAGTGTCATACTTGGGTGAAGCAGAAACGAATGCTGGTTTAATTTTTCGACCGGATTGGTCCGTTCCTTCCTCAACCCCTCGGTCATCATACCCTACATAGCCACCGTAGGATGAGAAATCTTCACCTCCCTCTTGCTGCTCTTCACGCGCTTGTTGTAGTTCCTGTATGTAAGCAGGGTCAACCAATCTCACCCTACCGCTTGACTTTCGCGGCGCGCGCTTTGGCTTTTCGAGAGTGTCGCTACCGATGGTATGGTATAGAGATTCAGCAATCGGGTGGTTCGCTTTTGAGAGTAGGTTATAGATACCTTTCAATTCAGAACCTTTCATTTCCCTTTCTTCTTTAGAGGGGGCTGCGATAAACTTCGATATATCAGCGCGAATACCCCTGTTGGTTTTCAGTAAGTCATTCAGCGAACCATTCTCTTCCTCGTCCTCTGCAATAACATCTTTTAGTGGGGTAATACTATCTGCTATTCTTTGCATCCAAAGCGCGACAGAAGGCGTGTAAATCGGTGTGTCTAATAGACTAACTAACTCATCACCTTCTTCGGTTTTTATATTGTCGTCTAGTGATTCTCTATCTAATCCCATCGCGTCTGCTAACATGTAGTTATTCGCAAACAGAACATCATTGAATAATTCATAGTGGTCTATTTCCTCATCCGCATATTTTTCAGTGAGCAATTGTGCCATGTAACCCGATAGCGCGTCGAAACCTGCCTTTACCCTTTCATGATTGCGTTTAGGCTTCTTAGATTGCTCTTCATCAGCCTTCACGATGCGGACATATGATACGCTCATCGTATGCCCGATGACAACTCTGCCCTTCAATATACCGATTTTTTTGAAGATTTTTTTTTGGCCCCATGAAAAAAATATCTGTATTTCGCACGCGGTTAAGGAGGGCAAATTGCCGTCGCGACAACGCGACTCCGGCTAACGCGATTTGCCCGTAGCGTCGCGAATGCTTCGCGATGCGCTCGCGTAACGCAATATGCCGCGCAGTAATGCGGTTTTCACAGGTGACGCGAAACATTTCGCGTGTCGCGGGGTTGTTCGTCACCGCGTCGCGCGTTTCCTCCAACC